TACAAATGATAAGAGATGTGACCGGACTTAATGAAGCTAGAGATGCAAGTACACCAGATAAAGATTCACTTGTAGGTTTACAAAAACTTGCTGCAGCTAATAGTAATACAGCTACTAGACATATATTACAAGGTAGTTTATTCTTAACGCATAGAATATGTGAAAACATATCACTAAGGGTTGCAGATTCACTCGCATATCCTACTACAAGAGCAGCATTAGAAAATAGTATATCACAATACAATACAGCTACATTAGACGAATTAGCCGCTTTAAATATTCATGACTTTGGTATATTTTTAAACTTAGAACCAGACGAAGAAGAAAAAGCACAGTTAGAACAGAATATACAAATAGCGTTAAAAGAAAATCAAATTTATTTAGAAGACGCTATTGATATTAGAGAAGTAAAAAACTTAACTTTAGCAAATCAGTTCTTAAAATATAGAAGGAAGAAAAAACAAGAGCAAGATCAAAAGGTGCAAAAAGAAATGATGCAAGCTCAAGCTCAAGCGCAGGCACAAGCTAGAGAACAAGAAGCTATGGCAGAGGTTCAAAAACAACAAGCATTAGCAGAAAGTCAAGCTCAGTTAAAGAAAGTTGATATGGAACTAGCATTACAAAAAATGCAAGTTGAATTAAATCATAAAATGCAAATGGCAGAATTACAACATCAGTATGACATGCAATTAAAGCAAATGGACATACAGAAGGACGATGCTAAAGAGCAAATGATAGAAGAAAGAAAAGATCAGAGAACTAGAATACAAGGTACACAACAAAGCCAAATGATAGCTCAAAGAAATAATGACAGTGCTCCTATAAACTTTGAAAAAGGTGCAGGACCAGGTCAACAAGCTTTAGCCGCTGATGACTTTGTAGCAACCTAACAATTATTAATTATTATATTATATTATGTCAGAAGAAGTAAAACAAGAAGGAGAGTTTAAGGTTAAAAAGAAACCTGGACGACCTAAAAAATTAGTAGAAAAAGATAATTCTATAAAAGTAGATTTAGATAAAAAAGAAGAAAAAGATGCCGTTCAAAAGCCAGAGTCAAAGGAATCTGTGTTACAGACTAATGAAGAAAGCAAAGACGAAGGGAAAGAAACCAAAGTGGAATTGCAAGACGTGGGAGAAACACACGCAGAAAAACAAGAAGTTACCGAAGAGAGTAAAGAAGTAAAAGAGTCTGTAATAGAAGAAGTAGCGAGTGAAACTGCTAAACCAGAAGTCAAAGCAGAAGCTCCTAAGCAACCATATGTTCCTGAGAACTTAGAAAGTTTAGTTAAGTTTATGAACGAGACAGGAGGAACAGTAGAAGATTATGTTAATTTAAATAAAGACTATACTAAGCTCGACGACAACTCAATACTAAGAGAGTTTTACAAAAAATCAAAACCTCACTTAAATGCAGAAGAAATAGAATTTTTATTAGAAGATAAATATTCATGGGATGAAGAGGTTGAAGATGAAAGAAGCATTAAGAAAAAGAAATTATTATATAAGGAAGAAGTAGCTAACGCTAGAAATTACATGGAGAAATCTAAAAAAGAATACTATATAAATATTGCTCCATCAAATTCATTAACAGAAGATCAAAAAGCAGCGTTAGACTTTGTTAAAACTTATCAAGAAACTCGCGATAGACAAGAAAAGTTACATGGGCACTTTAAACAAAAGACAGTAGATTTTTTCCAAAACAAATTTGAAGGTTTTAAGTTTGATGTTGGAGAAAAGTCTTTTAGATATAAGCTCAACAACCCAGAGTCTACAGCTGGTGAACAATCTAATATCACATCCGTTTTTGAGAAGTTCTTAAATAAAGAAGGTGAAGTCATAGATTACGCAGGCTATCATAAGGCTATATATGCCGCTAGAAATGCAGATAACTTGGTTAAACATTTTTATGAGCAAGGTAAAGCTGATGCTACTAAAGATATAATGGCCAAATCCAAAAACATACAAACAGACACGCGAACAGCTAGTCCAAATGATATGTTTATTAATGGATTAAAAGTAAAAGCAGTAACTGGTATGGATAGTTCTAAACTTAAAATTAAAAAAAGAACATAAAACTTAATTAACAATGGGAACATTATCTCCAGCGTTGGGTCCAAATTTGGAACCAGCTCAGAAGCGAATGACATTGACCACTAACTATCTGTCTTTTACAGAAGGTGAAAATGATTTCGCACAACAGTACCTACCGGAGCTTTATGAGCAAGAGGTAGAAAGATACGGTAACAGAACTATTGCCGGATTCTTAAGAATGGTTGGCGCTGAAATGCCAATGACATCAGATCAAGTTGTTTGGTCTGAACAAAACAGACTTCACGTAGCGTATGAAACTTGTGAAGTAATTGACGATACTACTATCAGAGTAAATATCGATCCTGACTTTACTGTAGGTCCTCCAGTAGGAGCTGTAGGAAGTAAAGAATGTGCTATTAAAGTAAACAATACTTTAGTTGTTTATGGAAACGGTACAACTGGTGCAGGTATTGGTAAATCAATGAAAGTATTAGTAACAGCTGCTCCAAGCAACTACCAAGGTGGTTCTGCTGGTGTACCTAGAACTTGTGATATTACTGTAGCTCCTTATACAGCTTCAGGTTTAACTACAAGTGCTGGTCCAGATGCAGGTGAATTTGACGGATCAGGATCTTCTGGTGGATTAAATTCAGGTGTAGCAGTATTTGTTTACGGTTCAGAATGGGTGAAAGGATCTAACACAGATGCTTTAGCTTCTATTGAGCCTGACTTTACTCAGTACTCTAACTCTCCAATTATAATTAGAGATAAGTTTGAGATCAATGGATCTGACACTGCTCAAATTGGTTGGGTTGAAGTTGCTACAGAGGATGGAACATCAGGATACCTATGGTACTTAAAGTCTGAGTCTGAAACAAGATTAAGATTTGAAGATTACATGGAAATGGCTATGGTTGAAGGTGAACTTGCTGCTGCTAACTCAGCTGTTGCAGGTATTGCTCTAAACAATGCTAACTATACAGGTAACAAAGGTACACAAGGTTTATTTGCTGCTATTCAAGAAAGAGGTCACGAGTTCCAGAATTTTGCTGGTACAGGTGGTGGTAACGCTGCTTTAGAAGACTTTGATACTATCTTAGCTCAGTTAGACTTTGAAGGTGCTATTGAAGAAAACATGTTATTCTGTAACAGATCTTTAGCATTAGCTATTGACAACATGTTAGCAAACGTCAACGGATCAGCTCAAAGCGCTAACAATGGTGCTTCTTATGGTTTATTCGAAAACGATGCTAGTATGGCATTAAACTTCGGATTTGACGGTTTTAGAAGAGGTTCTTATGACTTTTACAAAACTGACTGGAAATATCTTAACGATGCTTCTACAAGAGGTTTAGCAAAAGACATTGAAGGTGTACTTGTACCTGCTGGTACTTCAACAGTATACGATCAAATGTTAGGAACTAACATCAGACGTCCTTTCTTACACGTAAGATATAGAGCATCAGAAGCTGATGATCGAAGACTTAAGTCTTGGGTTACTGGTTCTGTTGGTGGAGCTTATACTTCATCATTAGATGCTATGGAAGTTCACTTCCTATCTGAAAGATGTTTAGTTACTCAAGCGGCTAATAACTTTATGTTGTTTACTACTTGATAAATATCAAAATTAGCTAGGGTGCTTCGGCGCTCTAGCTTTTATTAATTATTATATTATATTATATGAAAACAAAAAATAAAAAAGAAGAGGGTTGGGAAATAAAAGACCGACTTTATATGTTGATAAATAAAAGACCTTTAACATTAAGGTTAAGTTCTAAGCATAGTCAAAGATCACCATTATTGTATTTTGACGAAGAAGCTGGTACACAAAGAGAATTAAGATATGCAACAAATATGTCAAGTCCATTTGTTGATGAACAAAAAGGAACTGCTACATTAGGGCATATTGTTTTTGAATCAGGAAGATTATTTGTACCAAAAGAACAACAAAACTTACAAAAGTTACTATCACTATATCATCCTAAAAGAGAAAGAGAATATCAAGAGTATAAACCTCAAGAAATAGCTACTGATGAATTAGATTATATAGAGATGGAAATAGAAGCATTAAATATAGCTAAAACATTAGACTTAGAGCACGCTGAAGCCATATTAAGGGTAGAATACGGTTCTAAAGTTAATAAGATGACTTCTAAGGAACTTAAAAGAGATTTACTAGTATTTGCAAAGAGAAAGCCAGATCTTTTATTAGAATTGGTTAATGATGAAAATATACAGTTAAGAAACATAGCTGTTAAAGCAGTAGAACAAAGAATACTTAAGTTATCTCAAGATAATAGAACTGTTCAATGGGCAAGCAATGGCCGTAAGCTAATGACTGTTCCATTTGAAGAAAATCCATACTCAGCACTAGCCGCTTGGTTTCAAACTGATGAAGGATTAGAAGTTTACAAAACTATAACTAAAAAGTTATAATAACAAGTGATTATAAATAAGGCGGCCCTAGCGCCGCTTTTTTTAAATATAGAAATATGGCAATAAACGTAAACGATGTATATCAAACCGTTTTATTAATACTTAACAAAGAACAAAGAGGTTATATGACGCCTTTTGAGTTTAATAAAATAGCCACACAAGTACAAAGAGAAATTTTTGAAAAGTATTTTGAAGATTTAAATCAACAAGCTCGTATACCACAAACAGAAGTTGATTATGCAGACAGATTAAAAAATACTGAAGAAAAATTAGAAGTATTTAGAACATCTACATATCCTATATATAGCAATGGTGGATTTGAAATACCTGAAAACTTATACAGATTAGGTAACGTTACGTTTAGAGATTTTTTAGAAATACCTGGTCAGCCAGGTAATTACAATTTTAGTACAAGCTATAAAGAAGTACAACAAGTCGATCGACACGAATATAATTTAGCGAAACTATCACCGCTAACAGCTCCTACAAAAACATTTCCTATATACTTATATGAGAATAATAGAATATATGTTAGTCCAACATCTATTAACGTAGGATCTGTTTTATCACCTTATCAAGAAGGTTGTATATTAATAGATTATATTAAAAAACCAAGTGATGTGGTTTGGGGTTACACTACCGGATCATTAAATCAATATATATACGCGCCGCCGGGTACAAGTGGTATTGTTACTCCACCTACTGGTTCAGTTGATTTTGAACTACACACATCAGAACAGACAGAGGTAATAATAAATATACTATTTTATGCAGGTGTAGTAATAAGAGATCCACAAATAGTGCAAGTAGCATCTCAAAAAATAGCACAAGACGAATTAAACGAAAAACAATAAAACATGGGACTACAAACTGAAACCAACGCTCAATATTATTCTGGGCAGCAAAGTTTTACTATAACAACCACTCCTCAAGTTGTGTTTGATGTCACATATAACACACCACTAGTAAGTGCATTTGATATAAATGGAAATGAAATAGCACCAACTTCTAATTATAATGTATATATAATTGAACCTGGTAATCCTGCTTTATTATTACCGCAAAACGCTTCTTATGTTTCTGGACCTAATGGTTCTCAAATAACAATACCTAGTTTGCTAGCTGCAACTAATTATCAATTATTAATACAATTAACACAACCGACTATTGGTAAGAACTACGGTAGTTATGAGTATATAAGTTTAGAAGATATTGTAAATAACTTTTTAGTAGGATATGTAGGACCTGATAATATAATACCTAGGGTAAAAAGGACTGATGTTTTATTCCATGCTAAGCGTGGTATACAAGAATTTAA